TGCTGGAGCAGACTCTGCAACTATCACTGTTTCTGATGCTAACGTAACTGCAATTGCTATCCGTGCTGGACAGACTGTATTTATCTCTGATAACGCTACAGGTCTTTCTAACAAGGGTATCGTTACTGCTGTTAACACTGCTAATGATACTTTCGAAGTTGCTTACTACGAAGGTGGTGGACAGACTTTCTCTGGAACTGCTGTACTTTCTGTATGGATTTATGGTTCTGAATTTAAGAAAGGAACTGTTGGTATGATTGGTTCTTTGGAAGCTGAAGACGAAATCTTCGACAACTCTCCAATCATCATCAAAGACAAGTATGCTGTATCTGGTTCTGACATGGCTCAGATTGGATGGGTAGAAGTAACTACCGAGAATGGTGCAACTGGATACCTTTGGTATTTGAAGTCTGAGCACGAGACTCGTCTACGTTTCGAAGACTACCTTGAGACTGCAATGATTGAAGCCGTTCCTGCTGAGACTGGTTCTGGTGTGGCTAACGCTTCTTTGAACCCATTGTATGGTAACAAAGGTTCTGAGGGTATCTTCTACGTGGTTAACAACCGTGGTAACGTATGGGGTGGTGGTAACCCAACTACTCTTGCTGACTTTGATAGCATCATCTCTCGTCTTGACAAGCAGGGATCTATCGAAGAGAACGTAATCTTCGTTAACAGAGCATTCAGCTTTGACATTGACGATATGTTGGCTGCTCAGAACAGCTACGGAGCAAATGGTACTTCTTATGGTCTATTTGACAATGATCAGAACATGGCCTTGAATCTTGGATTCACTGGCTTCCGTAGAGGTTATGACTTCTACAAGTCTGACTGGAAGTACTTGAACGATCCTACCATGCGTGGTGGCTTGCCTACTGGTGCATCTGCAACTGGTACTGTAACTGGTCTATTGGTACCTGCTGGTTCTACCACTGTGTACGATCAGATTCTTGGTAAGAACGCTAAGAGACCATTCTTGCACGTTCGTTACAGAGCTTCTGAGACTGAAGATCGTAGATACAAGACTTGGATTACTGGTTCTGCTGGTGGTGCACAGACTAGCGATCTCGATGCAATGGAGGTTAACTTCTTGTCTGAGCGTTGTGTATGTACCCTAGGTGCAAACAACTTCGTGTTGTTCAGATACGGAGCCTAATTCTAAATAATGGAGGGGCCAATTGGCTCCTCCTTTTAACTTTAAAATAAATAACACAATGGCAAAGAAAGTAATGGGACCTGGTCCTAAGAAAGGCACACCTGTTAAAGGACCTATTTATAATGCAACTAGAAGAGCTCCATTGATGGAGGTTGGATTAGGTAAAGGACAAAAAATGTCTGTGGATACCACTAGCATGAGCAAGCCTGACCCTAAAACATTTAACTTTACTATCACTGGTCCTGATGGATCTGTTGTAAAAAAGGGCAACTTGAGCCAAGGAATTGGTAAGATGGCTGCTCAAGATTTAGTGAACAAGCTTAAACTTAAGAAGGGTAAGTAATAATTAACCGAGGGGGTCGCTGTGGCTCCCTCTATTTTAAATCTTTAAATTTAATCAAATGAAAAAATCAGTAACAATTTCGGACAAAGTCTATAAACTTAAGGGAGAGTCTGCTCCTTTATCTTTTACTCTACCATCAAGAAACACTAGGAGATATCCTCTACTTTACTTTGATGAAGAGAATAATGTTAACAGACCACTAAGATATGCCATCAACCAGAAGTCTCCATTTGAGGATGAGCAGGATGGCAATGCAATTGTAGAGCCAATCATCTTTGAGAATGGCTTCCTATCAGTTCCAAAAAATAACCCAGTACTACAGCAGTTCCTTCACTATCACCCACTAAATGGTATCTCATTTATTCAGGTTGATTATGAGAGAGATGCAGCTAAGGAAGTAGAACAACTTACATCTGAGGTAGATGCATTGATTGAAGCACGTCAACTTAGCGTTGATCAGCTTGAGACAATTGCTAGAGTATTGTTTGGTAAGGACCCTAATAAGTTCACAACATCTGAGCTTAAGCGTGATATCTTAATCTACGCAAAGAGAGATCCAAAAGGATTCTTGAATATCCTACGTGACCCAATGCTAAAACTTCAAGCAAATATTCACGTGTTCTTTGAGAACAAGTTATTGGCATTCAGAAATAATAACAAGGAGGTGTGGTTTAATACCCCATCGGTTAAAAAGAAAATGCTTACTGTATCCTATGGAGAAGACCCATACTTTGCCGTGGCTCAATTCCTAAAGACAGATGATGGCATCGATGCTTTGAAAATGCTAGAAAATAATTTAGATTTGTAACAGAGTTTATAGTTTGATGTTTAAAAATGGGGGTGTAATAACACCCTCTTTTTTTTTGTTTATATTTGTAAAAAGACTAGAATGATCAACTCAGTTAGAAATACCGTATTGGCAATTCTGAACAAGAATAACTACGGATACATCTCACCTTCTGACTTTAACCTGTTTGCCAAGCAGGCACAGCTAGAAATCTATGAAGAGTACTTCTCTGGGTATAATGACTTTGTTAATAAGGAGAATGCCCGTGTCTCTGGAACAGATTACGCTGATCAGAAGAAGGCTTTAGAGGAGGCAATAGAACTATTTGCAGTTACATCAACGCTTACTCAGGTTGCTCCAGCTACCAATAGATACTACCTACCATCGGTAACTACCACTGGTTTTGATTACTTTATGCTCAACAAGATTTTGTGCTATGATGCATCAGGTGCTACTAGGGTATTCAAAGCAGAGGCAGAGAAGGTTACTCATGGAAAGATTACCATGCTAGTAAACTCTAACTTGACTGCTCCTACTGAAAACTTCCCAGCGTATACGCAGGAGGGTAGCATACTAACGGTATACCCATCAACGATTAATCTTCCTAACGAGGTAGATGCTAATTACTTTAGATATCCTAAGGACCCTAAGTGGACATTCACTACACTAACTAATGGTGAGCCAGTGTTCAACCAGTCTCCTGGTTTAGGATACCAAGACTTTGAGTTGCCTATCGAGGATGAAATAAAATTAGTTTCAAAGATTCTTCAGTACGCTGGCATGTCTATTCGTGAGATTCAGGCAGCTCAATTCGGTGGTGCTGAGGAACAAAAACAATCACAATAATCATGGCATACATCACTCAAGAGAAATACTACGAAAATAATGGGGTTGCTCCTATAGATGCAAACTGGGGATCGTATCAGTATGTTAGTCTAAAGGACATTGTCAACAATTTCTTGTTGATGTATTCAGGCAATCACTCATTAGTAAATAATGAAGAGCGATATAAAATTTTGTTTCATGCAAAGAGAGCAATACAAGAACTAAACTATGATGCGTTTAAGCAAATAAAAGTTCTTGAACTTACTGTGGATGATACGCTTAAGTATATTCTGCCATCAGACTATGTGAACTGGGTTAGAGTGAATCTATACAAGGATGGATACCTAAGACCATTGACTGAGAACATTCAAACTCTTTCTTCTAAGGCGTACTTACAGGACAACACTGGCAAGATACTATTTGATAATCAAGGCAATGCATTGTCTCCTGAGTTTTCTGAGATTGACTTGCAGAGATTAGAGGGTGTAAAGAAGAGCATCTACTTGAATCCTCAGAGCAGATTCGATGGTCAAGAAGGATGGGATTTAGGAGGAGGAGAATGGTACTTCGAGTATGGCATTGGGGCTAGATATGGTCTAAATAATGAGACTGCTAACTTCAACCCTACATTTAATATTGATGCCAAGAGTGGTGTGATTAACTTCAATTCAGACATGTATAATCAATCAGTGGTGTTGGAGTACATATCAGATGGCATGGAGAATGGTGACGATTTAAGTATTAGCGTAAATAAATTGTTTGAAAAGTTTATTTATGCGTACATTACGTATGAGATTCTAAATGCTAAACTTGGAGTTCAGGAATATATTGTGAACCGTGCAAGAAAAGAGAAGACTGCTCTTTTGAGAAACTCTAAAATCAGATTAAGCAACATTCATCCAGGTAGACTATTGATGAACCTACGTGGCATGGACAAGTGGTTGAAATAATATGGCGAATATTACAAGGAATTTCATAGCTGGTAGAATGAATAAAGTCGTTGATGAACGACTTGTTCCTGATGGGGAGTATATTGATGCTCTTAATGTTCGCATGGGTTCTACTGAGAACTCAGAGATTGGTGTTATTGAGAACACTAAAGGGAACACCAAGTTAACCACAATAAAGTACATTAACGGAACAGCACTTAGTGCATCGGCTAGATGTATAGGTACTATAACTGACAATACAAACGAAACTATCTATTGGTTTATTCATGACCCAAACTTCCCTGTAGGTGCTACTGGTAAGCTTGACATGATTGTATCGTTCAATGTGTACAACAACATATTGACATACCACTTGATTAGCATCAACGATGGAGGCGGTGAGAATACCACGCTAAACTTTAACCCAGGGTATCTTATCACAGGGGTAAACATTATTGATGACTTGATATTCTTTACCGATGATTACAATCCTCCAAGGTTCATAAATAGACTTAAGAACTATCCTGATCCTGTGGGAAACATAGACCAGTTTAGTGCTGAGTCTATTCTTGTTATCAAGAAACCACCAGTAGAGTCTCCTAGTATTCAGTTGATAAATACTGGGAATGAGGAGAACTTCTTGGAGAACAGATTCATTTGCTTTGCATATAGATATCTTTATGAGGGCGGAGAGTACTCGGCTACATCTCAGTGGTCTGCTCCTGCGTTTCAGCCTCAGCCATTTGACTTTAGCATTAATAGTTACCTCAATGAGGGGATGCAGAACCAGTTTAATACTGCTATCATAACTTACAATACAGGTGGACCACTTGTTGTTGGCATTGACTTATTGTTTAAGGACACCACTAGCAATGTGATTAAGGTCATTGAGAAGCTTAACAAGGCTGACCTTGGTCTATCAGACAATACAAACTATACATATACATTTACAAATAGTAAGATATTTACTGTACTCCCTGAAAGTGAGTTACTTAGATTGTACGACAACGTACCATTGCTCGCTAAGGCACAGACCATCATGGGCAATAGACTCATGTATGGCAACTATGTTGAGGGGTACGACATGGTAGACATCAGTGGCAATCCTATTGACCTAGAGTATTCTACTGAGTTGATATCTGAGGAGATTGGTGTTACTGATGTAGTAGATACACTTGGCACTGGGACCTATAATTTTGGCTCTCCTCAAACGATTCCAGGGTCGGTGGTATACTTAGACCTTTCACCATTTGAACTCGTTGCAGGGGCCTCTATTACAGCCGATATCTCATTTGAGCATGAAGGGTTTGCTGGAAATACTCCATTCCCTGCTGAGACAACTCAGAATACATCTCTTAACTTTTCATTTGTATTGCCTAGATCATACTCTTCAGTATATGAGTTGGCAACTAGCGTTGAGTTTCAGGATGCTATAGGGCAAACGCCACTGGCTGTAGTAAACTCCTGTAATGGCACTACATTTTCAGATCAGTTTAACTGCTCATTGCTACAGAACTTAGATGCCTTGATTAAATACCAGAGTGGTATCAGTGCTGCTGGTCAGGGGATTGGAATCATAACATCACCAGCAAGTCAATCAATTGGTCTTCAGTTGCTTACGATGCGTTATGTAAATAATACTACTACACCTACATTTAGTGTGTATGAGTATTATCAGTATAATGCTGTAAATGCTTTCTATCAGAAGATAAACTCTCCACAGAGTTTGCATAGTAACAGAGGATATGAGATTGGCATTGTGTACATGGATGACTTTAATAGGTCAACAACTGCTTTGGTTAGTCCAAATAATACGGTTCACGTACCATGCTCAGCATCGGATACTAAGAACTCTATCCAAGTTACTATACCAATAACTCAGAGGGCACCTTATTGGGCAACACGATATAAGTTTGTTATCAAGCCTGATGAGGAGAACTACGACACAATATACAGCAGCATATTCTTCAATGATCCGCTGACTAATAATGTGTTCTTCTTACTTGAGGGTGAGAATGCTAGGAAGGTTCAGCAGGGGGATAGACTAATTGTGAAGGCGGATACTAATGGCCCTACACAAAATTGCGTGTACACTACTGTGCTTGAGAAAGAATCTCAGGCAGAAGGGTTCATTGAGATACCAAGTGATTTAGATCCTAACGTAAACATCCCTGTACCTGCTGGTGTATACATAAAGATTCTTCCAAATAACTTCTCTGTAGTAAATAGTCAAGATGATATTATTGCTCCAGGCACTATTCAAGTAGATGAGAATAATGGTGGGGACTACCCAAGATTAAGTTATCCAATGAACTCTAAGAGAGTTGCTGGATATAATCCTTCAAATCCAACTTGGGTATATGAGGACTATACTGTACCTGCTGGTAGTAGAATAAAGATAAACCTTAAGTTCCAAAGACTTGGTGTTGGCAAAGGTAATAATGATTGTGAGACAAGAATCTATACCCTAGAGAAGACCATGACTGCATCAGCGGACTATGATAATATGGCCGACTGGTTTGATGGAGATAATGTTCAAGTAGTTCTTAACGAGGGTGTTCAAGATGTAGGTGGGGATGGATGTGAGATTGATAATGAATACATAACTAGTACGTATAATTATAGTACAGGATCAGCAACAGCTGCTATTACCAATCCAGAAACATGCACTAACAAGTATAGATTTGCTAGAAACACGGTAACTAATGAGTTGTCATTAATTATATCTGGCACAGTTCGTTGTCCAGGAACTCTAGCAAGGGAGAAGAGAAGATCTACTATAATTGCTACGTTTGAAATATTTAGAGCTGACAGCATTATTATATTTGAGACTGAGCCATCTGAGGCTTTGCCTGATATATTCTTTGAGAATGAACTATCACTTCCAATTGTAAATGGATTCCACGTAGGTAATGTTCAGACTCAGACATCTTTGCTTCCTGCAATCATTGATACTAATTTCTTTAACTGCTATGCATTTGGTAACGGAGCAGAGAGTTATAAGATTCTTGACTCAATTATTGGCAGGACACTTACTTTTGGCAACAGAGTAACTGCTGTAGCTGCTCAGGACTATAGAAGGATTAGAAGATTTGCAGACATGACCTATAGTGGTGTCTACAACTTTGAGTCCAATGTTAATAAGTTAAATGAGTTTAACCTTGGTCTACTTAACTTCAAGTACCTTGAGGTGGCATTTGGTCCTATCTATATTCTAGATGGTCGTGAGACAGATGTGCTTGTTCTACAGGAGGATAAGATATCTTATGTGCTTGCTAGTAAGAACTTGATATCTGACTCAGCAGGTGGTGGGGCTATCTCATCAGTACCTGAGATTCTTGGTACTCAGATTGCTAGAACAGAAGAGTTTGGTATTAGTTTCCACCCCGAGAGTTATGTTCAGTGGGGATACGATAGATTCTTTACAGATGTAAAGCGTGGTGCAGTGCTTCAGTTGAGAGGTAATGACCTTGCTGTAATCTCTGAGATGGGTATGCGGACTTGGTTTAGAGATGAGTTCATTCAGTCATTTAACACTCAGAAGTTAGGTGGATTTGATCCGTATCTAAATGAATACGTTTTGAGTACAAACTCTATTGAGTTACCTAGACCACTAGATTGTCTTTCTTGTGGCATAGCTCAGACATTTACTATTCCAACTGGAAACACACAAACATATTGCGTTGACTTAGGTCAGCCTGTTGGTACAGTTACTATACCATACACTGTCCCTGCTGGGTCAACATCTAACTTTACTATATCGGTAACTTACGATGGTTCAACTCAGACTTCTGGTCTTGTTAATGTGTCAGGCTCATTGCAGTTTAATAAGAGTAAGAATAATGTCAATGAAGCCACTGTTACAATAACGGCAGCAGGTCCTCTTGAGATTACTGTAACACCTAATTGTCCTGTAGAACAGACACTTACTATAGTGAATGTAACATTGACTAGTGTTGTTGATGCAGGCAAGTTTATCCACAATGAGTACAGATATACTGCTGGAACTTTTGTGTCTCCATTGCAGTCAACTCTTGTTACGTTTGCTACAGATGATTCAAGTCCTGTGGTATCTCAATATTCTGCAATATTTGGTGTTCAGGGAACAGCAGGTATTCCTACTAACGGATCAACATTACAGATTAGATCTAACAAGATAAATTTTGATACATTTAATTTTGTACTAGGTCAGGATAAGTTTAGATATTTGCGTAGCAATACGTTATATCCAAATACTTCTGTAGGTATTTCAAATTTACTAGCAGCATCTACGGTTGTTAGTCCAATAACAGGTAGCGCAGGATTGTTCTCAGGTTCGTTTACTGTACCTAGCAGTGGAAACTATCTTTATCTAATTTGGGATTACAGAAATTCATTACCGTTAACTCTTTGCTACTCTAATACAACTACTCAAGACGCATGCTGCGGCTGCGAAGAACCAAGTTAATATGGCAACATCATCAACATATTATTTAGATGCCCCATCACTTAGCAGTGCTACCGTGGTATACTCAAATGCTGCGCTAACTACAGTTGCTCCAAATGGGTTCTACTCTGATGGAGCTATTGTTAGGGAACAAGTATCTGGAGTACTACTTCCTCAGCAAACTTGCCCTGCTTGTGCTATCCCTTGTGGAGGAACAATAAGTGCTAGTGGAGGACAGGGTATATATTATCTTGATATTGAATTAGGTACAAATACAGGAGCAGTAGTAATTGAGTTTGATCCATTTAGTATACCTGATGGTATATTAGCTGTATATAATAGTATTACCTATAATGGGCTATCATCCCCTCTATATGGTTGGCTACAAGGAAGTTCTGGCCTTGCCACTTATATTGGAGCATCTACTGATGATTGCGGTATAGTAGCAGGATCACCATATACTCTTAATGAATATGAGTATAATGGTTCTTCATTTGTTTCATTAGGGACAACTACATCTGTTAGTGTATCATCTGGTCAAATGGATTTAACAGGACTTGGTCCAGGAAATACTATTATGGTAATACCAAAGACAGCAGCAAGTCCATCTGTATTGAATCTTACATTTATTGGACCATGTTCAGGTACTGCATTTGATATATCTGTATCATGTCCTGCTGCGCTACCATCATTTGCATCTAGCACTGTTAATGCTAGTAGTGTTTTAGCTTGTGCCGATGCTATTGACCAGACCTACTATGTGGCTTATGTGACTGGTTCTGCTGGTGTACTGGGACTATATGACTTAGTATTCAGTGATGCTAATGGTCAATCTAAACTAGCATCAGGATACTATAAGACCACTGCTGCTGGAACAAACAATTGGTTTCAAGTGGATTCAAATGGTGTTATTATTGCATTCGGATCTTGTCCTTCATAATTATGTCAAACTATACACTATCATATAGCGAATCAGCAAAGGGGTGGCCTTCATTCTACTCCTTCATTCCTGACTACATGGTCGGGATGAACAACTACTTCTATACATTTAAGGGAGGTAACTTGTATCGTCACAATGTGAATGAGACCAGGAACAACTTCTATGGCACTCAGTACACGTCTAGAATACAGAGTGTATTTAATGACTTGCCACTAGAGAATAAGATATTCAAGACCTTAAATCTAGAGGGTAATGAGGGTTGGGCAACGCTGATGGAGACTGATATACAGACCTCTGGCTTCATCCAATCTGCTTGGTATGAGAAGAAGGAAGCATCATTCTTTGCGTTCGTCAGAAACGCTGGTACGATTCCAGCACAGCCATCAGAGTATGCGCTTAGATCAGTGAATGGCATTGGACTAAGTCAGAACGTGACTGGTTCTGCATCAGCATTGAACGTATCATTCCCTATAGCACCTGACCTAACTGAGATTGGTAGCATTGTGAGTGTTGGAGATTACTTGTATTATAGCCTACCTCCTAGTTACAGTACTCCTGTATTGTGTGGACAGATTACAAGTATTGTGGTTGACTATCCAGCAGGCAATAATAGGATTGTAGTGAATGCATCAATTGCTGGGGGCAGTGTCCCTGGTATAACTAACCCATTCTTTATGTATATTAAGGGGTCCGTAGCGGAGTCTCATGGTGTGCTAGGACACTATTGCGTATTCACATTGGAGAACAATAGTACGACTAAGGTTGAGCTATTTGCAGTTGAGTCTGAAGTAATGAAAAGTTATCCTTAAATTTATGGGAATATTAGTAAGGCAACTAAATGCAAATGATTACGATGACATCCTGGTTGGATGGTGGAAGGATTGGGGATGGGCTGCTCCTAGCAGGGACTTCTTGCCTGAAGATGGGCAGGGTGGTTTAATTGTGTTTGATGGTGATGAGCCAGTATGTGCTGGATTTATGTATACCACAAACTCAAGTCTTGCGTGTGTAGATTGGATAATATCTAGTAGAACCTACAGGAAGAAGCCAACTAGAAAAGAGTGCTTGGATCTTTTGATTTATACGCTCACAAATATTTGTAAAAGTAAGGGGCATAAATATGTTTATGCTTTAATAAAAGACAGGAATCTAATAAATACCTATGAGAATTTTGGGTATGTAAAAGGAGATTCATATACAGGTGAAATGATAAAAATATTTTAATATGGGATTCGCAACAGCAGCAGCAGTAGCAACATCACTAGCAAGTGCAGGAGCATCTGCTAAGCAAGCAGCCAATGCGGCTGGCTTTGCTAATGAAGCAAAAAAAGATTCAGAGGACGCATTTAAAAGAGCTATGAATGAGTTGACTGCAAATAAGTTTGCAGGACTTAGTCTTCCAACAGAAGCCTATGAGTTAGAAAGTGAGGGTGTGTTATCATCAGCACAACAGATTGTTCAACAGGCTATTGAAGGCGAGGGTCGTGGCGTAGGTGCTGCGGCAGGTCGTGTTCAATTAGGTGTTCAGCAAGGTCAAAGACAAATAGCAGGTGCTATGGGCGAAGACCTTATGAAACTTGAGGGACTTACTGCACAGGAAGAAGCCAGGTTAGCAGCTCAGAGAGCAAACCTTGAGTTGGCTCAGGCAGAAGGTGCACAGGCTGCGGCAGCTCAGTTTGGTGCTCAGAGTGATGCTGCTCTAACTGGAGCGTTCTCATCACTAGCAAGTGCAGGACAACAATATCTAAAAGGTACTGAGTTATACAAAGAAGGTGAGGGAAAGAGAGAACTTGATAAGTTAAATAAAGAATATCAGAAAGCGGCTAAGAATAATAAATTAGGAACTATGTTCCAAGACTCACAAGGAAAGCCACTTACACTGAAAGATTCTTTATTGAAGCTGCCTGGTTATGGTGATGACTTATCTAAGATACAAGGCATGAGTGAATATGAAATGCTAGCTTATTTAGCAGATAATCCTGAATTAGTAAGAAAAATAAGAGAAGCAGGGTTTGATATGGAGAGAGCTCCATCTACAGCTCCTAAAACCACCCTAAATGATTTAAGGAATTTTAGACTTCAAACACCATCATTAGGTTTTACATCACCACTAGGATTTTAATATATGGCTAGTTACTACAAATTCGCTGAGAGGCAAGCTGACAGCTTTGTAAACTGGGCAGAGATTGGTAAAGGGATTACCGATATGATCCAAACGGAAGTTGCAATCCGTGATCAGAAAAAGGCTGCTATAGACCAAGCAACTAGAGATAATCTAAAGAAGATAGCAGAGGCACCTGTTGGGTCTCATGAGGGATTGAATACATGGACACTGAACTATGCAGATAGTGCAAGAGAGGCAATCCTATTGCAGGATAGATTGCTTAAGCAGGGTATATTGAAGTTAAAGGATTATACTGTCATGAGACAGAATTTAAACGATGGCACCGATGAATTATTTGGTGTCATTAAGAACTTTCAAAATACATATAAAGAGAAGGCAGATAGGTTAATTAGCACTGATCCAAAGAATAGGTCTCAACAACTTGAGATGGATTTAATGGCATACACTGAGCAATTTGCTGATTTTTCTAAGTCAATGGCTATTATTGACCCAAGAAACTTTAGTGTGAATATTGGTATCATGGAGCCTGATCCTAATAATCAGGGGGTAATGAAGGTTGGTAAGACAATTGCTACAGCAAGTTTTCTAAAAAAGATACAGAATACCAAGGTAAATTACTTTGACTCTAATGGTGCGGCTGATGCTGTAAGCAAAAGCTTTGGTGGATTTACTGAATCTACTATCCAAGAATTAAATAGATTACAGGGTAAGGTTGTAACAATAGAGGATGTAAGGAAGAGACCTGGATACGAAGATGCTCTTGAGTCAGAGATTAATTCATTATTCTCTAATCCGTTTAATATTACATCAATACTTACTAATGACCTTGTTAAGGACAAAGCTAATAAGCCATATGTGTCAAGCATATCTGGTAAAGAAGGGAATGTAATTGATTTACAATTTGATCCTAAGACAAACTTTTATGTGCCAAATTTTACAGACGAGCAAATTCAATCTGCTAGAGCTGAGATGAGACGTAAGATTGAGCAGAGACTTGATATAAAACTTAAGGAAGACCCATTCAATAAGCCACAGCCAAATGTAGGAAGACGTGAAGATGAGACACCGAGTGGTCCTAGTCAACCTATTGCTGAGAGATATAAGGCTGCTATCAGACAAAAGACAGGATTAGGCACAAGTACTTTCTCTCCTAAAATGTCTGAGACTATAAGCAATCTACAGACAATACTTTCTCAAATTCCTCGTGGAACTGATTTTATTATTGAGCCAGGAAAAGAGGATGGAATAGTAAATCTTAAGAAGGGAGATCAAGTTGTTAGATCATTTAATGTTAAGGCAATTGACAAGAATACTCAGCAGAGATATGTGAATGAATTATCACAAACTCTTGCTAACTTGCCAAGCCTAGATGAGATATCTCTTTACATCCAAGGTCAAGAACAACAATCAGGAGGCCTTAACTACTCAGAATTTTAAAAAATGAACGAAGAAGTAATCAACGACCTATACAGCAATGCTGTATCTAAAGGATATAAGAAGAGTAGAGAAGAGTTTGTTTCACTTCTTAATTCAAATGATGCTGTTCTAAATGATATGTATTCCTATGTTCAATCAAAAGGATACAAGAAAGGGGTAGACGATTTTAAGTTACTTGTTGGAGCAACTAGCCCTATGGCTGAAAGGCAAGTGGCATCGAAGCCTGTTGAGCCAGTAAAAAAAAAAGATA